CGTGTGGGTTCAAGTCCCATCTTCCGCACCAACGAGAAAGCCAGTAACCATGCGGGTTACTGGCTTTTTTCTTTTGCAAAAAAACTCACAAAATAACTCACTTTTTTCCCTGCTGGCCAAGAATTGATGTAAACACGCCATCAAGTGCGCTGGTTATTTGCCGATCCATCCCGGACACAGCGTGGCCGTAAACCCCGAATGTGTCCATACTCTTTGAGTGACCGACCAATTGCTTTACCCACCCCTCGGGTAGGGACTGGGCAAGGGAAACGAAAGTATGGCGCAGCTCGTATGGTGTCGTTTTCGGAATTCCGTTTGCATTGCAATATCTTTGGAAAAACTTTCGATAGGTTTCCGTTGTCGGCATTTGGAACAGATACAGGCCGTTTGACTTGGATGCTTGATCTTTTACAATCGCTTCTGCGATTTCGCCCAAATAAACGCTGCGTATCGCATTTTCATTTTTTCCTGTAGTGATTTCATTATCCTCGTTTATCGACCGCCTTACCTCCAATCTGCCCTGTTTTAAATCGTTCCGCATGATGCCACGCAATTCCCCCGGCCGCAGTCCGGTCAAAACCTCAAGGCGATAAGCATTTATATATGGATCTTTTACCAATTTACCCTTGTAGATCGTCGTATCAACGGAGAAAAGCGTTACAATGTCCTCCGGCTGCAAAATGTTGCGAACGCCAACGGGGGCTCCCTTTGGAATTGTTATGTCTTCCGGGGCAAAGCCGGTTACTTTCATTTTCCGCAGATATTTGCAGAAAGAAACCATGTCAGCACGGATGCTTTGCAGATACTTCTTCGACAATTTCCCGTTATTGTATGCATAGTCGATAACCTTTTGCAAAATCCCATCGCAAAGTGCATCTGCCTTTAGGTGGCCTATCCTTGGGTCAATCCATGTTTTCCAGCGGCTTTCCTGCGGCCGCCAATTCGATTGCGAAGTCCGAATTTTAAGCTGCTCCATATAACTTTCGTGCAGCTCCGATAGGTGCAGCTTCGTCCCGCAGATGCCTGATGCCAGCCAGTCATCTGCTTTTCGGTTCGCTTCCCTCTGCCCTTCCCTTCCCGGCCGACTGCTTGTAAATGTTTTTCTTACGCCATCTTTCTGGACGGCGATCTGCCAGCGGTTCTGCTTCTCAAGCCACCTTGCCGTATTTGTCCTTTCTTTCATTTTTCTCCTCCTGATAGACAACCGCCCTCGTTGCCGGGGGCGGTGTTTTTTTTATTTTTCTGCCATTACATCGTATACAACCACGCCGTTCATAATCGTCAAGAGGGTGTTGTCCTCATTGGCATCGTTGACCACTGTGACTGTTACATATTTATCCTTTGCGCCAAGTGTATCAACAGCATCAGATATCGAATTGCACAGTTTAACCATGCTTTCACGCATTGTTACCCATGGCTCGTATGTATCGTCGTATCCGTCCGCTTTTGCTTGCGCCACTTCTGCAGCTACTCCGGACGCTTTTGCTGCTATAACAAGACCGGTGTCATCGTATTCTAAAGAGTACTCAATCCCTGTGCCCTCCGCATTTTTATCAAGCACAGTTTTTATGGCCGAAGCGACTACGGACATATCCACTTCCGTGTTTTGCTCCTCTTGCTGTTGCTGCTGATTTTGCTGATTGTCCTGTTTGTCTTTATCCTTTTCTCCACCGGCAAGCGCTCCGATGATTGCAATTATGATAACAATTAGGATTATTGCTGTTACCATCGTTTTTTTCTTCTTTGGCTTGATCTCTGGTGTTGTTTTCTCCATTTCCTCCATAGTCGTCTCCTCCAGTACTGATTATTGTACACTTTACGGTGTACGATTATATTTGGAAAGAACATCTGTTCTTAATCCCGAATTAAACCGTAGTTAAGGTTATTTGCATCGATTAGGACGAGGTATAAAATCATCATCGCCAGCAGGACAAAAATAACTGCGAAGAGTGTTTTGGACAGCTTCCGGCGCTGGCGCACCTGCTCTTTCAGAACCTCTATCATTTCTTCGCTGTTCTGGCTGTCTGTTTTGTTATAGACTTCCTTCACGAAATGCTTGTCGAGAGATATGTGCAGCGCTTGGCAGATGGAAGCAACGAGAAAAAGGCTCGGATTCTTGGTCGGCTCCGAAAGCAGCCTGGAGATCGTCCTCTCAACCGTCCCGGCATTGTCGGCCAAATCCTTGTGGGTCATTCCCTGCTCCTGCCGTTTTGTGGCTACCTCCAATAAAAAGTTATCCCAATTCCTTTCTTCGTCTGAATTCACAAACTCATCTCCTGTTTTTTGTTACCGGACACTTTTGTCCGAAAAACATGACAGTTTTTGCGCCGAAACCGCAACATTTGTCAGTACATATTGGCAATACAATTTGTTACAATTGAATTGTACCAAATACATGCTGAATTTGGAAGGATTTTTATTTGACAATAATCGACAAAATGGAGGGAGCACAATGGAGAAGAAGTATGAAATCTTAAAGGCAATTTCACAAATGACCCCAGAACAGTTTACTTGGTTTTGCGAGCAAGTGCAATTTGCGCTATCTGCAGAACCGTCTCAGCGTCCTCATCTGATAGAGGCATTACGAAATCAATCAGAGCTTTCTTAGGCCCAGACAGCTCGCCAAATATGGTGGGCTGTTTTTCTTTGCCCAAAAGATATTCAACACTTACCCCGAAATAATCGGCAACTTTTTGCAATGTTGCCTGCCTTGGAATTGTTCCCTTACTCCATCGCGTAACTACAGAACGCATAAAACCCAGTTCTTCAGCAACGGCGGATGGGGATTTCCCAATTTTATTACAAAGAGCAACATAGTTAATATAAAACAAACGCAACACACCCTTTTTGTGCAAATAGTAGAAAGTAAACAAAAGGTACATTTCCGCCTTGACTGTTGCTTATGTTTACACTATAATGAAAACATAAGCAACAAGCGCAACGCAAAGCGGGCACTCAAGGTGCCATACTTCATTATCCCTCGCAAGGACATGATAACACTTTGTGTAAACTTTTGCAACACAAATATAAAGAAAGGAGAAAAGTTTAGATGCCTGCACAATGGACTGGCGATGTGGTCGGCAAGATGCACAACAACAGAATCACAATGGCACAGCTTGGAGAAAAGCTCGGCGTTGGAAAGGCGTATGTGTGTGCGATACTAAACGGCCGCCGCAGCCCCAAAGACGCAGAACAGCGCTTTAACGCTGCGCTGGACGAGCTTATTAAGGAAAGGGAGGAGGACAATGTCAAGGAAGGTTGATACCTACCGCAGGCTGCGGGCACTGATGCTGGAGCTCGGACATGACCAGACAAGCCTTGGGAAGCGCACAGGTATGAGCCGCCAGCAAATCAGCGACAGAATGATTTGCAAGACCCCATGGACATTGGAGGAAGTCTATAAGGTCTGCGATGCATTATTTATTCCAATAAAAGATGTCAAGAAGTTTTTCCCGCCAAACGGGGTGGAAAAGAAGGAGGAACAACATGGAAGCAACAACCAACACCTTTATCCGGTGGTTTAACTCGGATGAGATCGTACCAAGCAAGGACGGGCATTACCTGTGCCAGACAAATCCGGGAAGATACGCTACCTTGCCATTCAGCACAAAGCATCAGATGTTCAATGTCAGCGGAGATAATGTGGAGACCGCTATCGAAGTCCAGTGGTGGGCATTCCTACCGGAGCTTCCGCAAAAGGAGGTACAGGAAGATGAGTAAAAAGGAGTGGCTGCAGGAAGCCTTGGCCGTAGTCCTCGGAATGGGAACCATCTTCGCAGCGGTGACGATCCTGCTGCTGGTGAGGTAAGGCCATGGAGCAGAACGAGAGGATAGAAGTTATCCGGGAGAAGTTCCCCGGTTACACCAAGCCGCTGGACAGTATGTGCAAACGGCCGGAGTATTATGGCATCCGGCGCACCGCCGAAGCGGAAGCGCTGATAGCGGACAAGCCCGGCAGGAAGCGGGAAGCAAACTATAAGCTGTCTGTGCGTATTCCTTTGGGCTATGTGGATATGGCGGAGTTCCGCCGGCAGCTTGTTGAGATGGGCTACTGCAACTTCACCGCATGGGTGCTCCGCTGCATCCGCCGCCAGCAGGAGGAATACAGGCATAGAAAAGCCCCCACTGGCTCCGCAAAAGCCAATGAGGGCAAAGGTAGATTAAGCACCACCAATATACAGGATTTGGGGAGGAATGTCAAGTGATCGTCTACAAAGGAACCGATAAAGACATGAAATGCCGGGATTTCCAGTTTGAGCTCGGCAAGGAATACGAGGAGGCAGAAGCCCAACTTTGCAACAAAGGCTTCCACGGCTGCGAGTACCCGCTGGATGTGTTCGCGCATTACGCTCCTGCTGATAGCCGGTTCTTCGTGGCTGACCTGGACGGCGTGACGGACGAAATGGAAAGTGACGACACCAAGCGGGTTGGGACGAAAATCAAGCTCCGGGCGGAAATCGGCATTCCCGGGGTCGTAAAAGCTGCTGTGGAGTACATAAAGGAAAAAGCAGAGAGCAGCGACAACCAGACCGGCTACCGGAGCGCTGCTACCAACACCGGCGACTGGAGCGCTGCTACCAACACCGGCGACCGGAGCGCTGCTACCAACACCGGCGACTGGAGCGCTGCTACCGTAGAGGGTAAAGAATCCATTGCCATCGTAACAGGCATTGATAGCAAGGCATCCGGCGCCATTGGTTGCTGGCTTGTCCTCACCGAAAGGGATGACTGGAACGGTGAAACCTATCCCATCAAAGAGGTACGGGCCGTGAAGGTAGACGGAGAGACCATAAAGCCCGGCGTGTTCTACAAGCTGCAAAATGGGGAGGTCGTGGAAGCATGAACCCTTTGGACGACTATGACACTGATGATCTCATCATAGGCACCTGCGCAGCCTGCGGTGACCCCATCTATGAGGACGAGGACTATTACCAAATAGTGTATGAAAAAGTCCATGTGGATTGTATCGACAAGTGGGCAGAGCAGTACAGAGTAAGGAGTGTTTAACATGATTAAATTCAGACCGCTGCGGGCGGATGAGGTTGACCTTCGGGTCGACCGGTATACATCGAGAGGGGCTGTTCTCCTGTGCTATAAGGATGCAAGATGCGATATGCGCATCCTCGACGAGACCGTAGGCCCCGAAAACTGGCAGCGTGAGCACTACGAGTGCAAGGGGAACCTTTTCTGCCGGGTGGGCATCCGGGTTGACCCCCTACATGACGAATGGGTGTGGAAAGCCGACTGTGGCACCGAAAGCTACACCGAAAAGGAAAAGGGCGAAAGCTCCGACAGTTTCAAGCGGGCCTGCTTCTGCTGGGGGTTGGGCAGAGAGCTTTATACCAAAATCAACATCGTTGTTCCAATGAAAACCCAGAAGAACGCCAACGGGAAGTTTGAGCCTGTGGACAGCAATGACAAGTGGGCTCGGTTCTCGGTTTCGGAAATGGAAGTACACGGCGAACAGATTACCTACCTGACTGTCATGGACGGCAAAGGAAATATTGTGTTTAGCTATGGCCAGCCCGGAGAGCCGGGTGAGGATATCACCGCCACCTGTGACTGCTGCGGGAAGAAGATCACTCCCATCCGGAGAAAGGACGGTTCCATGTGGCCCGTCCGGGAGATCGTCCCCTACTCCAAAGAGATGTTTGGCCATAAGCTGTGCGGGCCCTGCATGAAGGAGGCCGTTAAGAATGAAAACAAGGCTCCGGTTTGATAGCGCCGACTGGACAAGAGACCGCAACGGCTACGGCATCACACTGTATACCAAAGATGCCGCAGCTGCCCAGGGCTTCCTGGATAGCATGAAACCCGGCAAGATGTACGCTGCCGAGCTAAAAGAGCACCACGAGCGCCGGAGCCTTTCGGCCAACTCGTACCTGTGGGCGCTTCTTGATGATCTGGCCTTTACCCTCTCCACCCAGGCGGCCCCGCTGACTAAGGAGGAGCTGTACCGGAAGTACATTAAGGAGGTCGGCATCTGGAAGGATGTGCACAACATCGAGCCGGAAGCCGCCAAGACCGTCCGGACAGCGTGGGAAATGCTCGGTACTGGCTGGGTAACGGAACAGGTAGACTACGAGCCAGACGGTGACCATCTGGTGATCCGGCTGTACTACGGCAGCAGCACCTACAACACCAAACAGATGTCCCGGCTGCTGGATGCCGTCATCGCAGACTGCAAAGAGCAAGGGATAGATGTTGCCACTCCGGCCGAGCTGGCCTTGCTAAAGGAGGAATGGGGAAAATGAAAAACGAATGGGGCGCAGAGCTTGACCGAAACGGATACGCTCCGAGCATCGTACAGGCCGACACATCAAAGTGCTTTTTGTGCCAGCGCTCCGGCGTAAAGCTCGACCGGCACGAAATCTTCGGCAACGCAATGAGGAGCAAAAGCAAGCGCATGGGGCTTTGGGTGTCCCTGTGCCACACGCCATGCCACCTGACACACGCACACGGCTGTGCCGAGGTGATGGACTGGCTGCACCGGCTGGGCGAGCAAGCCTGTATCGAAAACTACGATTTTACGATCCCGATGTTCCGGGAGGAATTCTACACGAACTATTTGGAGGAAACAGAATGCTGAACAAAGCGATCCTTAATGGGCGGCTGACGAAAGCCCCAGAACTGAAGCAGACCAACAGCGGCAAGAATGTGTGCAGCTTTACCATCGCCGTAGACCGAAACCGCGACCGGGAGAAAACCGATTTCATCCCCATCGTAGCGTGGGGCAAAACAGCCGAATTCGTGAACCAGTGGTTTGGCAAGGGCGACCTCATTACCATTGTCGGCCGCATCGAAGTTCGCAACTACGAGGACAAGAACGGCAATAAGCGCACAGCCACAGAGGTTATCGCAGAGGAAGCTCTTTTCGGTGGCAGCAAATCTACCGGCAAGGCCGAGGAAAAGCCCGCAGAGAGCGAGCAGGGCGGTTTTGAAGAAGTCTCTGGTGAGAACGATCTCCCTTTTAATTAAGGGTTACGCTTCCCAGTAAAAAGCGACAGGAGGACAACCCATGAAGTACCTTAAAGTCTTTACAGACTTTGCAGATGCCATGGAGGAACTCGGAGATGCGGAGAGAGGGCGGCTGTTCACGGCTATGCTGAAATATGCAGAGACGGGCGCAGCCCCCGATTTCCGGGGAAACGAGCGTTTTATATGGCCGGTAGCAAAGTTGCAAATAGACCGGATGGCTGCTGAATGCGAAGGAAGAGCCAAAACAAGCAGGGAAAACGGTTCCAAGGGCGGTAGGCCGAAGAAAACCCAAGGTAACCCAAAAAACCCAGCGGGTTTTTCAAAAACCCAGAAAAGCCAAGACAAAGACAATGACAAAGACAAAGAAAATATTCCCTCCGGGAATAATACCCCCCCTACCCCCCCAAGGGGGCGTGTGGATGTCCCGGAAGCCTTGATGGAGAACTGGAACGGCTTTTGTGAGATGCGCAAGAAAATCAAAAAGCCCCTCACTGATCGTGCCGCAAAGATGATCCTGAATGAGCTGGAACGGCTGGCACCGGGGGACAACCACACCAAGGGACTTATTCTCGATCAGAGCGTTAAGCGCTGCTGGCAGGATGTTTACCCGTTGAAAGGCGACAAGTCTGCTGGTGGGACAGACAATGTATTTTTGCAGATGCTGCAGGAGGAGGGACAACATGAACCGTACTGAAACACTGGCGGTTATGTCCATCCTCAAGGCCGCTTATCCAGCGTACTACCGGGACATGAAGCGGCAGGATGCCGAAGCGGTGGTAAACCTGTGGGCGGAGATGCTGGCAGACTACCCGGCTAACCTTGTGGCAGCGGCGGTTAAGTCCCACATTGCCAGTGACCGCAAGGGGTTCCCTCCACACATTGGGGCTATCATAGCCGCTATTGGGGAGATCAGCAGACCGGCGGAACTCTCCGAGGGGGAAGCATGGGCGCTGATTGCAAAGGCCCTGCGGAACAGCGGCTACAACAGCGAGAAAGAGTTTGCAGCCCTGCCGGAGAACCTACAACGGTTGGTAGGACACCCCTCCCAACTGCGGGAATGGGCCAGCATGGACACCGGGACAGTGCAGAGCGTGGTGCAGTCCAACTTTATGCGCAGCTACCGGGCAAGGCAGGAGAGCGAGCGCAAAATGCAAGCCCTGCCCGCGAATATCCGGTCGAAGCTGGCAGGGATGGCAGAGGTAAAGCCGCTTCCCAGCTATGACCTGGCGCTGGCGGAGCGGATGATGGAGGAGAATGCATGATAAACAATGCCCTTTTTTCAAGCACTACTGATATTTGGGAAACACCGAAAGAATGGATTGAATAGGGGGATAAGATGGAGCGGAAGAAAATTCTTGATGCCACATGTGGCGCCAAAACCATGTGGTTTGACAAACAGAATCCCAGCACCGTGTTTTTCGATAAGCGCTGCGAACACTACGAGGGACTTTGGAAAAATAGCCCGGGCAGCACACTCGATATTGTCCCGGATATAGTCGGAGACTTCACACATATGCCATTCGAAGACAATTCGTTCGCGTTGGTAGTTTTCGATCCACCGCATTTAACGGGAGCGAAAGAAACATCTTGGCTGGTAAAAAAGTATGGAAAGCTGGACCAAAACTGGGAGAAAATGCTTCGCGATGGATTCTGGGAGTGTATGCGGGTTTTGAAGCCTGATGGAGTTTTAATTTTTAAGTGGTCAGAGTATGACATTCCGGCCTACAAGGTTTGGAAGGCGATTGGGAAAGAACCGTTATTTGGACATAGAAGCGGAAAGCAATCAAGAACATTTTGGGCGTGCTTTATGAAATTGGAGGACACATGAAAATAACAATCCCCGAAATCCCCCCATCGCTGAACAAGTACGCTGGTCGGGCCAATGCTTGGGACTACCGAGCGGAAAAACAGCGCTGGTTGCAGCTGTTTGTTGCATACTGTCCCAAGTGCAAGCCGATGGACAAGGCCATAGTGACCATCACATACTACTTTCCAACCAGGCACAGGCACGACCCCGCTAACTACAACGGCAAGATGCTGATGGACGGTCTGGTACACAGGGGAGTTATCGCAGACGACAGCTTTGACCATGTCGAGCTGCGGCTGCGTGGGGCATATGACCCCAAAAACCCAAGAACAGAAATTGACATAGAGGAGGTAACACAATGGGTAAACACGGAACGGAAATAGAGCGGGAGAATCCGCTTTTTGAGGGACAAAGTGCCGAGGAATTTATAAAGCGCTGGAACGCTGTCACCAAAGCCATAAAAATGCGCGCAGAGATGGCCGAGCATGAAAAGGTGGTGAGTTATGATGTCATACGATAAAGCGTCTCCTAACGCCAAAATCGGCTGTTCTAATTCAAACGACCCGGAGTTCCTGGAGAAGCTGGTGCGGGAGGGAAAGACCAACAGGGAGATTTCCTTAATTCTCGATCTTGATTACGGCTATGTGGCCCAAATCTTGTCTCGCTATGGAATCAAGAGAGACCCAAACCGGCCATGTAAGAGATGCGGAGGGCCGATAGGAAGCACCAACCCACGGCAGTTGTATTGCAAAGACTGCCAAAAGGCCATGGACAGCATCCGGGCCCGCAAAAGCAGTATGAAAAAAGCCGAGCCGAAGAAATGCGAATACTGCGGGAAGGAATATTTCGGCCAGCCGGGACAAAAGTACTGCTCCAAACAATGTTACAAGGATGCGGCGGCATCCGGTAAGTATAAGCGCCCCAAGAATTGGATAAAGCGCCGGGATGGGAAAATCGACATCGAGATAAGGGTTTGCGGCAAAACCACAGAGCGCCGAGAGAGCGTGGACTACTACGAGGCCCGGGAGATTTGGCACGATGGCTGGATAGGCCGGGGCTACGCAGCGCTGATAACGGTAGATGGCCACAGGTTGGAGACCCTTCCGCAAATAAAGACATTCTTCGGATTTAGGAGGGATTCGCTATGAGGAACTGGACGGCAGCGGCAGTTACGATAATCTTAGCTGCTTTCTGCATAATGGTTCTATCGGCTATTTCGGCCGAAAGGTTGAATCGTTTGGATGAAGTTGCCCAGGCGGAGATCACCGCAGAGGAACAGGAACGCCTGGAGCAGGCCGCCTACTACAAAGGCTGGCAGGACGGAAAGAATTATTATCTTGAGAATTTTGGAGGTGCTGAATGGGTGCAAACAAAATAGAATGTTGGCAATGCCAGTATCTTATGTTTTCAGACTGTTATGGAGAGTGTTCCAAGGGGAACATCTCCGGGGCTGTCAACCAGCATTTTTCCTGTGGTAAAGGCGTGATTAGAAACGACACTTTGTCGGTAAAGGAGGGATAACATGGATGCAGTAAGATATCTTGAAGAAACAAGAAGGATGTGTAGGTTTTTCTCGCATGTTGCTTGCCTTGGGTGCCCTGCGCTTATCAATCGCCAAAATTGTATGTTTGCTGACGTGATTGTGAATTACGGGACAAAGACCACCGATGCTGTTGCGATTGTCGAGAAATGGTCTATTGCACATCCACGCAAGACACGGCAGAGCGTGTTTTTGGAGCAGTTTCCGAACGCAAAAATTGTAGAGGGAGCTTTAGCAATTTGCCCATACAATTTAGGTTTAATTGATAAGTGTAAAAGTGAGCTGGGAAGGCTTTGCTTTGATTGCCGCCACGAGTTTTGGATGCAGGAGGTAGAGTGATGGGAAATTTGTTGCTAAACATCGCTAGCGGGCTGTGGATTGTGTTAGGCGTGTGCTTTTTCTTCGGACTAAGGAAGTGGGGTAAACGGTTTAGCGAATTGTATGACAAAATGAAAGAGGAGATTGAGTGATGGACTGTTTTAATCGTCTCTGTCCATTTCGGCAGAATACAACAAGTAACTGTAACCGTTGTGAGTGCTTGGCGTGTCAGAACAGGTGCAAAGGCCCCGTTACATACACTGCAAGCAATCATACGCTGACCGCAGACGAAATTGCAAAGATTACAAATAATCCCGATTATGGCGTTGGGACTGGATGTTAGGAGGTAGAGTGATGGAACGACTGACAAAACATAGCAAGCAAACATCGCACGAAAACGGTATCTGCTGCACACATTTTTGCGGCCCCGAATGCCTCGAAGTTGGCGGGAACTGCGCCATGAATTGCAAGTGGGAAGAAGCGGCGTGGAGCCGCCTTGCAGCCTACGAGGATACAGGGCTGAAACCTAAAGAAGTATACAGTATGTATGGCGAGTGGGGCGCAATGATGGCTGCATTGAACAGCATCGGCGGAGGTTATGGCCGCCTGCGTGAGTTGGCCGAGGCCGACAAGGACGGGCGGCTGGTGGTGCTGCCGTGCGAGGTTGGAACCGCGACATATTATATCCATTATCCGATTGCGGTTTACCCAGATAAAAGCGAACCGGAAATTAAGAGGGGTATCTTTACTTTGTGCGATTTGGATCGTGTTGGGCACTCCATATTCCTCACCCACGATGAGGCGGAGAAAGCACTGGAGGCGAAACAAGATGACTAATGCAGAGCGAAAAACATTCCAGGAGGCACTTTCCTGCTATGGTACGCAGGCGCAAATCACGATGGTTTTTGAGGAAATGGCGGAGCTTCAGAATGTGCTGTGCAAGTTCCTACGCGGTCGCATTGATGGTGACACACTTGTTAGCATTGCCGAGGAAATCGCTGATGTTGGTATCATGATCGATCAGATGGCAATCGAATTCAAAATTGAAGACGCGGTGGCGGAGAAGCGGGCCTATAAGGTTCGGCGGTTGAGAAATCGGGTTGAACAAGTGAAAAACCAATGGAAAGAGGAGGTAAAGTGATGGGAGAGCATAAGCACAACCCAACGGCTATCGCCGCGAAGAACGGCGAATTGCCGCCGAAGAAGAAACCGATGGGCACAGCGGAGAGCCGGGAATGGGTGTATACATGGATACGAGAGCACACGCTGCTGCCCATCATGGGACGGGAGATAAGGAGGAAATACAATGGCTGAATACATAGACGGGGAAGCGTTTAAGAAAAGCGTCGAGGAGCGTTATTGCAAGCCGTGTAAGGCGGAGGGAAAAGACCACAACGGATGCTGGTGTCGTGCCTGTTGGGTTGACGATATGCTCGATGAGGTAGAGTGTTTCCAGCTCGCTGATGTCGCCCCGGTGGTGCGTTGTAAGGAATGCAAGCACAGCTGGGAGGATATAGGCGGACTGTGTTGCTCGCATGGGGTTTGCGTTGACCTTACAGTGCCGGATGATTTTTATTTTGCATATGGGATAAGGAAAGAAGGTGAAGAAAGTGTCTAAATACATTGACCGGGAATCAGCAATATCACTAATCAAACAGTATGGACATGATGCAATAGACGGCGGGAGATACAGCCTTGACACTGTTGACGATTGCATAGAACTGGTAAACCGCATTGAAGCGCTTCCCATGGAAGATGTTGCGCCGGTGGTCAGATGCAAGGACTGCATATATTACGACAGAAACCATAATGAAGTAGCCGAATGGATGAGATGCACACATAATCACATAGATGTGTCGGATTATTGGTACTGCAAATCAGGCATCAAGAAGGTTGGTTGGAGAAGGGGCACACGGCAGAATTGGTATATGGAAAGGAATTCGGATGCAAAGCTGGACAAAAATGGGGTGTTAAAAATATGCCCAAGAAAGTTTGACCGCAATTTCAATGGACAGCCAATTGGGTGCGAAAAAGATAGATGCGATAAGCCCATGTGCGACAGATGCAGAGGAACTTACTGGGAGCATGAGGTCGTGTTCAACGAAAATGGGCTGCTCCGCAGCCTCTTGGAATGAAAGGAGGGCAAAGATGGATAATGTAAACGATATCCTCCAGCGGGATTGGAGCAAGGAATTTATAAACCTCATGCAGAACAGGATTATCGTATCTCACTACAAATACGGCTGGATGAGCCAAACTTACCCGGAACTGGCCAAGGCGATAGACAGCGCAGAGGAACGGCTGCGGCTGTACCGGGAAACAGGCAATACAGAATGGTTGGTTGACCTTGCCAATTTTGCCATGATCGAGTTTATGCACCCCAGCCACCCGCAGGCACATTTCCGGGCAACAGGCAGCGATGAAAGCCCCGGCCTTAAAAACGGGATAAGCTATAAAGAGCTGATGGAGGAGGGAGAAATATGATAGACTACAAAAAGACCTGTAAGTGGGAGCTTGGCAGGTATTACGAAAAGCTCATGGCCATCGACAGCCTGCAGGACGAGATCGATATGTTGACAGCCAGAATGGGGGGCATCAGGTCGCCCAAAATGGACGCCACACCTGTACAGGGCGGCAGCTCGACTGCCGAGGAACGCATCATAAACGCCATCTGCAATAGGGACAACCTAACCGTCAATCACGAGCTGGTTAAGTGGCAAGTGCGGCAGATGGATCGTGGCCTGTCTATCCTGACCGACCAGCAGCGCAGGATACTTGAGGTGGCCGTCATGCGGCGTGAGTACAATGCCATCGATAGATTATGTGACGAGCTGCACATCAGCAGGTCGGAGCTGTACCGCAGGATGGACGAGGCCATCAAGAGATACGCTATTTGCCGATACGGTGTGACCGAGCTGTAAAACTTGGGACAAATTCGGGACAAAATAACGCCTAACATAGTGTATACTAATATCGTGGTAAAACACAGACTTCCCTTGACATTCCTCCTGGTGGGGAGCCGGGCCCCTAATCCCGGCAATCTGCTCCCGTAGCTCAATGGTAGAGCGGCTGCCTCGTAAGCAGCGGATTATAGGTTCAAGCCCTATCGGGTGCTCCACCTTCATGTTTTACCTCCTTTTTACGGGGTTGCCGATGCCCCGTTATCCCACCGGCCGAAGATACATGACCTTCGTAAAAAAGGTGCCGCGCTGGCAGACCGCAAGTTCGCAATAGTCTGCCTTACCAAAAGCAGTCAGAGAGTACCGAAAGGCGCTCTCTTTTTTTATGCCATAAAGGAGGGGATACCTATGGATTTAATAGTTCGCAAAATCCCGCAGAGCGACACCATCAAGGTATATCCGGTATCTGATGTGCATTTGGGCAGCATCCTACATGATAAAGAGGGCTGGCAAGCATTCTGCCGCCGGGCAGAGCGGGAGGACGCTTATCTCATCCTTGGCGGCGATCTCATCAACAACAATACCCGGAACGCGGTGGGAAGCCCCTTTGAGGATTATATCCGCCCGCGGGAGCAGAAAAAGATGATGGTAGAAATGCTAACGCCCATCAAGGATAAGATACTCTGCGCGGTATCCGGTAACCACGAAGCGAGGACAGCCAGGGACACCGACCAAGACATTATGGGCGACATCATGTGCAAGCTGGACATGGAGGACTACTACGCCGAGGATATAGCATTCCTCAAGCTGGAGATTGGGCGCAGAATAACACGGGACGCTCCCATTACCAGCTACACAATGGCTATTACCCACGGTTCCGGCGGTGGCATCTATACCGGCGCTACAGTCAACCGCAATGAGCGCTTCGGCTATACCATCGAGGGTATTGACGCATTGATAGTCGGCCACACCCACAAAGGCACCATCAGTAAGCCCAAGAAGATCGTGGTGGACAGCAACAACAATGTAATCCGCACAAAGCAGCTTGTGGTTGTAAGCTGCACCGCATGGCAGCACTACGGAGGTTACGCAGCCCGGAAGATGCTACTGCCCAGCAGCGAGAGCGACCATGAGCAGCCGCAGACCTTACTGCTGTGTGGCTGCAAGAAAGGCACAAAGCGGATCACTACTGTTTGGTAACAATAATTGGTAGCCCGGCATAGTAGAAACCGGGAGGGATAGGGCGGGTAATGAACATTGTATTTGATTATAATTCTCCAAGGTGGCGGAGGAAGCGCCAACAGATATTAAGGCGTGACGGATATATGTGCCAGCACTGCAAGAGGTACGGAAAGGCGGTACAGGCTACAACGGTGCATCATATCAAACACGCAGATGAGTACCCGGAGTTGGCTTACGAAGATAAAAATTTAGTAAGCCTGTGTGAGGGCTGCCATAACAAGCAGCACCCGGAAAAAGCAACAGCAGCAAGGGGCCGTTACTGATACCCCCCCTATCCGTTGCGCCTTCCGCCTGTCTATGGGGACCGGCGGGGGGAACTTTTTCCAACTCTACGGTATATTTTTGAGAAAGGGGAAGCCATGACAAAGGAAAAATGGGTTGAAACTATCGAAAAACAGATGGAAAAACTCGGCACGGCCGACCCATCTTATCAATCTGCGGTAGAAACGCTTGCAGAGATACTGGAACAGCGGGATAAGACCAAGGCCGAGTTCAAAAAGTCCGGCGGTAAGTCCGTCATCGAATATACCAACAAAGGGAACGCCACAAATATGGTAAAAAACCCTCTGTTGATTCTGTGGGACGACCTCAACAAGAGCGCACTGGCATACTGGCGCGAATTGGGGCTTACTCCATCGAGTTTCCGCAAAATGACCGGCGGAGTGAAGGAAAAGGAGGAAAAGGGCGGCCTTGCCGCTGCTCTTGCCAGCCTTGAGACAGATTAAGGGTAAGAACTGGCCCGTAGTCCTTGAGTATGCCGAAAGCATCAGAGACGGGAGAAAGGTCGCTTGCAAGGAATTGCGGCAGGCTGTTGACCGTTTCTTTGCTGACCTCGATAATGACGAGTACGATTTCGCGCCGAAAGGGCCGGAGTTCTGTATTCAAATCATCGAAAAGACCCTCTGCCACCAGCAGGGGGAAAAGCTGGACGGTACACCGCTCCGGGGAAAGCCGTTCCTGTTGGAGCCGTTTCACAAATTCATCATATACAATCTTCTTGGGTTTAAGTTGAAAGGCACCGATGTGGTGCGGTTTCATGAAGCCCTTATTTTTATCCCTCGAAAGAACATCAAAACCAGTTTTGCCGCTTCCCTCGCATGGGCGCTGTCCCTGTGGTACCGGCGCAGCGGTTCCAAAACCTACATATCGGCCGCGGCTCTGATGCAGTCCCTTGAAAGCTTTAATTTTCTGGATTATAACATCCGGCTTATGGGCGAGGACGAGAAGCATGGCGGCGGTGTAAAGATCATTGATAACAACAACGAGCACTCAATGGAGGCAGAGCTTCCAGACGGCTCGTTTTTTATCCGCGCTCTGGCTGCAAACCCGGATGCGCAGGATTCTCTTAACTGCAATATTGCGATCTGCGATGAAATCCACGCTTTTACAAAGCCTAAGCAGTACAACCTTTTTAAGGAAGCCATGAAAGCCTACACCAACAAGCTGCTGATAGGTATTTCCACGGCTGGCGATAACGAACAGGGCTTCCTTGGGCAGCGGCTGCAATACTGCAGAAAGGTGCTGGATGGCACCATCAAGGACGAACAATATTTTATCTTTATGTGCTGCGCCAATCCGGATGAGGAGGGAAATATCGACTATACCAATCCCCTGGTACATGAGATGGCCAATCCGGCCTATGGCGTTTCCATCCGGCCGGAGGAAATTCTAAACGATAGCTTGCAGGCGCAGAATGACCCGCAGCAGCGGAAAGATTTCTTCGCAAAGTCTCTCAATGTCTATACCGGGGCTATCAAGTCCTATTTCAACCTCGACGAATTCCGGCGAAGCGATGAAAAATACAACTGGACGCTGGACGAGCTTTCCAAGCTCCCAATAGACTGGTACGGTGGTGCAGACCTCTCAAAAATGCACGACCTAACGGCGGCTGCGCTTTTTGGAAATTACAAAGGCGTGGATATCATCATCAGTCACGCTTGGTTCCCTGTGGTGCAGGCTCATGTTAAGGCCGACGAGGATGGTATACCGCTTTTCGGCTGGGCCGATGATGGACTTTTGACCATGTGCAACAGTCCAACCGTAAACCACGCCGATGTTGTCAACTGGTTTGTTACAATGCGAAAGCGCGGTTTCCGAATACGACAGGTGGGGCATGACCGTAAATTCTGCCGAGAGTATTTCATTGGCATGAAATCGGCTGGGTTTAACATTATCGACCAACCGCAGTATTTTTACAGGAAATCAGAAGGTTTCCGGCATATCGAGCAGAGCGCCAAAAATGGGACGCTGTACTATATGCATTCCGAAGCATATGAGTATTGTGTTGGGAATGTCTCGGCCGTCGAAAAGACAGACGACATGATACAGTACGACAAGGTAAGACCGACAAACCGAATTGATGTGTTCGATGCCTCCGTATTCGCCACGGTGCGGTACTTGGAGGCTTTGGATAAATCTAAAGCAGGAAAGAAATGGTGGGGTGATAAATGAGCATAGCAAATTTTTTTGAGCGCTTCCGCTCTCGGGATAAGCCCCAAACGCGGAGCGCTGTATGCCTGTGTGATGGAACCGGCTGGAAAGACCTAACCTGTTCCGGCTATACAGACCTTGCGCACAACCCGGAAATCTGTGCCGCTGTTGATAGGATTGCGTCTTTAATTGGAAGTATGACAATCTATCTGATGCAAAACACCGATAGTGGAGATATCCGGGTTAAAAATGGGCTGTCTCGTGTGGTTGATATCGAGCCGAACAGCTACATGGGTCGGTCAAACTTTATCCAGTGGATCATCAAAACAATGCTGCTGGATGGCCGGGGGAACGCTGTAGTGCTCCCAAAGACCCGGAAGGGGCTGCTCCGGCGGCTTGACCCGATTCCGGCGGCGTTTGTAGCATTTGTACCGAATGGGGAACGGTATTATAGCATCGAAATATCTGGGAAACCCTATGACCCGAAGGATGTGCTGCATTTTGCCATAAATCCGAGCAATTACTACCCATGGCAAGGCACTGGGTACAGCATTGCGCTGGCTGATGTGGCAAATAACCTCAAGCAAGCGGCGAAAACAGAAAATGGTTTCATGGCCAGTGAATGGAAACCGTCGCTTATCGTGAAGGTGGATTCGCTGACGGACGAGTTTTCTGACCCGGAGGGGCGTGCAAAGCTCCTTGGCGATTTTGTTGCAAGCAATAAAGCCGGGGAACCTTGGCTGATTCCTGCCGAGCAATTCTCGGTGGAACAGGTAAGGCCCCTTACTCTATCTGATCTTGCGCTGGCAGACTTCGTAAAACTGGATAAAACGACGGTGGCAACCATTCTTGGCGTGCCGCCTTTTGTTTTGGGCGTTGGCGAGTTCAAGCGAGACGAATGGAACAACTTTATTTCTTCCCGTATCATGCCGATTGCACAGATTTTGGAGCAGGAGTTTAGCCGAAAGCTGCTCGTATCTCCGGATTATTTTTTCCGCTTCAATGTCCGCTCCCTCTACAACTATTCCTTGGAGGAAACCATCAAAGCTGGCGCGGAAATGGTTGACCGCATGGCAATGACACGGAACGAGTGGCGCAGTTGGGTTGGGCTTACTCCGCACGAGGGAATGGATGAGCTTTTGGCCCTTGAAAACTACATTCCCGCGGACCGCCTTGGCGATCAGAAAAAACTAAACGGAGGAGGTGAGTAAATGGTAGGAGCAAGACAGGCAATCAGCCGCAGTGGCGACTTCAAAACCCGCGCTGCTGATGGGAACCTCTACATTGAGGGCTATTTCGCCACCTTTACCGGTGAATACCGGATGTGGGATAAAGCCATCGAGCGCATTGACCGAGGAGCCTTTGATGGTACCCTCGGTGATGATATTCGGGCGCTGGTTAACCATGATACCACAATCGTGCTTGGCAGAACAACAGCTGGTACACTGACCCTCCGCGTTGACGATTTGGGCCTTTGGGGGTCCATCCTCATTAATCAAGCGGATCAGGATGCCATGAACGCCTATGAGCGCGTAAAGCGTGGGGATGTTTCCCAATGTTCTTTCGGCTTTGACATCCTTGACGAGGAAACCGAAATCCGGCCAGATGGCACAACCGTGTGGACTATTCGCAAAGTCAAACTGTATGAGGTATCGGTCGTTACCTTCCCGGCCTACGAGGACACCATGGTAGAGGCTCGGAAAAAAGACCTTGAAAAGATCAACGAGCGCAAGCTCGACCAATGGAGGGCCGAAGCCCTCAAAAAGCTAAGAAAGGAGTGCTGACATGGCACTGAAATCCATTATGATTGCCAAAAAGCTGGAACTGAAAAGAGCAGCTTTTGAGGCACTAGTAGCTAAAGACGCAGAATTTGCAACACGCTCCGCTGAAATCGAAAAAGCAATCGGCGAAGCTACCACCGATGAGGAGCAGCAGGCTGTTGAGGACGCCATGAACAAATTTACCGAGGAACAGGATGCCCACAACGCTGAAAAAGAAAAACTGTCCGCAGAAATCAAGGGCCTTGAGGAAGATTTGGAAAATGCCGAAAAAGATCCTCCCAAGGCTGAACCCAAAGCAGAAAAGAAAGACGAAAGGAATGATTTTACCATGAATACCATCAACATTCGCTCTCTCCCCATGAATGTACGTGCCTTTGACGCTCTCCCCAAGGAGCAGCGTGACGCTATCGTAGCGCAGCCCGATGTGCAGAACTTTTTCGCCGAGCTGCGGAACTGTGCGAGAAGCCAGCGAGATGTAACCGGCGGTGAGCTGACCATCCCTGTTGTATTCCTCGACCTCATTGCCGAGAATATGTATCGCTACTCCAAACTGATGCGTCGGGTCCGCATCCGCAATGTCAATGGCGAAGCCCGTCAGACCATTGCCGGTACTGTTCCCGAGGCCGTTTGGACTGAAATGTGCGGCGCCATCAATGAGCTGACCTTCGACTTTAACCAGATCACCCTTGATGGCTTCAAGGTTGCCGGTTATGTTGCTGTTTGTAACTCCCTGCTGGAGGACAACGATGTAAACCTCGCTTCTTGGATTGTCGAGATGCTGTCCGAGGCTATCGGTCTTGCCGAGGATAAGGCCATCCTGTACGGTAAGGGCGCGGGTCGGAAGATGCCCCTTGGTATCGTGACCCGTCTGGCTCAGGAGAGCAAGCCCAGCGATTACCCGGCCAATGCTCCGGCTTGGGTTGACCTGCATACCTCCAACATCATCACCATTCCCACCGCTTCTACCGGCGAGGCTTTCTGGGCTGCGCTGGCTGTTGCTGCAGGGAATACCTTCACCCGCTATTCCCGCGGCGAGCGTTTCTGGGCCATGAACAGCAAGACCCTTGCTACTCTGCAGTCCAAGGCTATCCTCGCAACCGCTCTTGGCCGGTATGTCACCTTTGACGGTATGACCATGCCCATCATCGGCGGCGATGTTGAAATCCTCGAATTTATCCCCGATGGCGACATCGTTGGCGGCTATGGCGATCTGTACCTGTGGGCGCAGCGTTCCGGCATGACCATCGAAGCCTCCCGCGAGGTTCAGTTCATCCAGGACAATACCGTATTCCGCGGAAAAGAGCGTGCTGACGGTATGCCCGTTATCCCCGGCGCTTTCGTGGCGATCAACATCAACGGCGCTTCCGTCACCACTTCCATGACCTTTGCAGCCGATACAGCCAACAACGCCAAGTTGTCCGCCCTGACTGTTGGCAACCTGTCCCTCAGCCCTGCCTTTGACGGTGATGTGCTGAGCTACACCGTTACCGCTTCCGCCGCTACCGCCGCTGTAAACGCTACCACTGAGGTTGCTGGTGCTCAGGTCGCTATCGCCTATAACAACGCCAATGTGAAGAACGGCGGCACTGTTACCTGGCTGGCCGATGGTAATGCCCATCCTCTGACCGTCACTGTAAAGAACGGTAACGAGACTGTTGTTTACACCGTCAATGTAACCAAGGCTTCCTAAAAGGGGGTTAAAGCATGACAGACGCCGATATCCTCGTGATTTTGAAGGTTGATTTGCAGCTTTCCACAATAGCGCTCGACGATTACCTGTTGGCGCTGATCGCGTCTGCCAAGGAGTATATTGCTACCGAAGGGATTGTACTCTCCACCAGCACCGGAGATGCCATGCTGGTGGAGATGTACGCCGCCTACCTTTACCGGCAACGCCGGGAAAAGGTCGTAGCAATGCCCCGGATGCTCCGGTGGGCACTCAACAACCGGCTGTTTGAGCAAAAGGTGGGTGGTTGATTTGGATGATCTCATTACATTAATCTCCCAAACCTTTGAGCAGAACGATATCGGGGTACAGATTGCCACAGAAACCACAACACAGGTCTGGGCGCGGCTGCAGTCCGCTACACGGGCGGAGTTCTATTCCGCCGGTCAAAACGGCTTGCAGCCGTCCCTTGTGGCGGTTACTCCTATCGCCAACTATGCTGGGCAGAAATTAGCCGAGTGGCGCGGCACACGCTATTCCATTTATCGCACCTATTTTGCAACAGGCAGCGATGAAATAGAGCTGTACCTTGAGGAAAAGGTGGGCAACGATGTCGAAAACGGTTAGACCGGATGAGTTGGCAACGGCAATCCTGTCCGAACTGAAAAACTATGACCAGGCTGTTACGGATGGCGTAAAAAAAGAGGTTCGGCAGGTGGCAAAGGAATGCCGCCAAGACATTGTGACAGGCAGCCCGGTACAGACCGGCGATTATAAGGCCGGTTGGCGTGACAAGGTCGCATATGAGAGCTACAGCGATATCCGTATGCGAATTTTCAACAAAACGGATTACCAGCTCACGCACTTGCTGGAACATGGTCACGCAGGCCATGAAGCGTTTTGTCAAGTGCTTTTTTGAGTTATTGACGCAAATTGTCGTGAAAGTGCGAAAGTGCAAAGTGCAAAGGGTCTGCGTTTTGCACTTTCAGCTTGCGGGTTCGGGTGGTTGCTTCTTCTTGATGAAGTTGTACCATTGACCGCCGACACGCCTTGCGCCTAAAATGCCGCCCATGTTGCGCTTGGCGTTCTGTACCGTCCTTTCGGATA